GTCCCCAGAGGACCGAGGGGGGCTCGGCCCCGAAGGGGGGGTGCCCATTTCCTCGCACGGTGAAGCAGATGCTTCACCCTGCTCTTTCGCCTGCTTCGCGCGCTGTCTTCGCTGCATGGCAGTCCTTGCACAGGCTTTGGAGGTTGTTCCACTCGTCCTTCCCACCTCGATGCAATGGCACGATGTGGTCCGTCTCCAGCTGCGCGATGGTGCCGCAGTTGGCGCATTGCAGGTGCACCTGGCGGTAGTGCTTCTGCCTGCGCCAGTTGCGCACGGGCTTGGGCGCTTCGAGCCTGAACGGCTCGCCAAGGCTGCCCTTGAATCGCCACCTACGCAGCGCCACGCACGGCCTCGCAGAATGCGTCATCGTCCTGGTTGCGCCACGCGATGAGCCATGGCCCATGGTCCTGCCTGCACACCACGACCGGGATCTTGCCTTCGTCGGCGTCCCGGATGGCCTGTTCCATGAACCCCTCGACGGCCTTGCACTGAGGCGCACGCTCCGGGAGCACGGTTTGCTCCCTCACGCGGTGCAGGTTCGAAAGCAGGCAGAAGAGCATCCCGTCGTTGGTGATGCTCAGCACCTGCTTCTCTGCCCTGCGCTGCCAGTGCGTCAGCCGGTGGCCACGCACCTTGACCTCGACGTGCAGGGCAGAATCGCCCTGGACGGGCTCTAGGTCGGCCTTGGCCTTGCCCCAGCGCTGGGCCGTCCGACGCCACTCGACGCCTGTGCATTCGGTCAGCACCCGTGCAGCTTCCAGCTCGCCTCGCGAGCCCTTTGCTCGGCTGTTCATGGCTTGAGCTCCCGCAGCTTGTGCCTGCCGACCTTGACGATCACGACCTCCTCGGGCCGGTCGTGCCTGGCGTCGGGTTCGTGCTTGACCTTCACGTTCCACCCACGCTTCATGGCGATCACGTTGGGGTCGAGGTTGCGTGCCTGGCCCACCCAGCCGCAGACCTCGCGACGGGCCTCGTCGCGCTCGGCGGTGAGGCGGTCGATCTCGCGCTGCTGCTCGAGCAGCTTCGCCGTGAGCGGGCCGAGGTCGGCGTTGCATCGTTCGTCGGTCATGCCGCCACCCCCTTCAGCCGGTGCCGGAGCACGGCACGAACGTCCCGCGCCCCAGCGAGCTGCTGCACCTGTTCGTTCAGGAGGTCGTACGCCGACCTCCCGGTGCGAGCCCACCCGAGGCAGAGGTCGCGCCAGGAGCGACGCGCCTCGTCCTCGGTCAAGCCGTGCTGGACCATCACCTTCGCGCAGACCCGGCGCTGGGCCTCCACGTCGGCCCGAGGGTCGCGGATCCGGATCCGTCCCTGTACGTCCTCAGGAACCTCCCACCCCACCGCTGCGGCGTCAGCCGCGCCTTGGTTAGGTTGGTGGTTAGTTCTATAGTTAGGATCCCTGTCGCTCCCTGCTACACCACCTGTAGCCGGCAGCGACACCACCTGTCGCTCCCCGCTACACGTGGGTGTCGCTCCCTGCGACAGGTCGAGCATGTAGGTGAGCGCCTTGCCGAACCCCTTGGCGCGGACCACCTCCTTCTTCCGGAGCGACTGCAAGGCCCGGTTCACGGTGGTGCGGTGGAGCCTCGTCTTGGCCGCCAGGGCAGCCTGGGACGGGAAGATCCGCTCCCCGTAGTCGGCCAGGGCGAGGAGCACCAGCAGCTCGTCGGAGGTCAGGCACGGGGCGAGGCGGAAGACCTCACTCGGATGCGTCTTGGCCATCCTTGGCCTCCTTTACTGCCTTGTCCACAATCTTGGCGAACACCTTTCGTTGGCGATGGCTTCCAGGTCGTAATGGCTTTGCCAATCGTCGCTGGCGTTCCTCATGCAGCTCGCGCTTCAACCCCTCAACCTTCGAGTGAAGGTTCTCGATGACGAGGCGAATGGAGGACACATCAGAGGCAGCGGCTTGCAGCCTCGTTTCCGTGTTGCGCAGCAGTTGCACGCAATCAATCAGGGGAAGGTGGTCCATTAGAACGGCACCTCCTCTGCGGCCGGATCGACCCAGCCGTCCCACACCTTCACGCCGTCGCCGTAGGGCTCCAGCTGCAGCACGATCTTCGCCCCGGCCTCGAACTTCACGGGTTCGAAGGAGGTGAACCACTCAACCCCTTCGCCGGCTTCGATGCCGACTCGCCAGTACTCCTTCCCGGATTTGCTGGTCTTTGGTTGCACTCCTGCACAAACGCCGCGAAGCTCCTGAAAGGCCGGCGCGGACGCCTGCTTGCCTCCTGCGGGCTTCGACGCCTTGGAGGGTGCTGGCAGCGCCTTCGCGGGCGCGGGCGCCTCCTGCGCCGTCGTAGGCCCGTCCACGGGCATCTCCTCGGCGAACGACCCCTCGACGCCGATGAGCGAGAACGCCCAGCCCATCACGCCCTTCAGCGCGCGCCCGGTGGCGCGGGTTTGTGCCATTCCCATGCAGGCGAAGTGCTCGGCCTTGCGCCAGCGCGCCTCGTCCATGAAGACGGCCGACGTGCCCTTGGCGACCATCATGCCCGTCATGCAGTCGTAGACGCCGACGGTGGCTTCCCAACGCGCCGGAAGCCCGCACTGCTCCTCGATGAACTGCACCGACAGCGTGCCGGTCGTGTAGCCGAGCCCCGAGCCGATGGCCTGGCAGCCGGCGACCTGGAGGTACTCCTTCCCCTGGATCTTCACGACGTGCGACTTCTTCACGACGGGCGCGAGCACCCGGACCAGCTCCATGTTCGCCGTCGCCCGCTGCGTGGGCGTGAGCGCACCCGTCGCGCTCGGCTGTAGCGTGAGGTCAGTAACCTGTGGCATGCGAATCTCCCCTGTCTTTGGGGGCGCCTGCCGGGGGTTCGACTCCCCTCGGCTCCATTCACTTCCAGGCGCCCGATGGTGCGTGTTATAGCACTCCATCGGGAAATGGAAGGATCCTTCCTCACATATTTTTACGCAGCTCCGAGGCGCAGCGCAGCCTGCGCCTTGCGCAACGTTGGGTCCGCCGGGACGTAGTAGCTCTGCACGAGCACACTTACGTTCGCATGGCGTGACAGCTTCGCAAGATCAGCCAGGGGGACGCCTGCTTCGACGCAGGCGGTGATGCCACCCTTGCGCAGCCGGTGGAACGCACCGCGCCCGCCGACGCCGGCGGCCTTGAAATCCTTGTGCAGGGTGTGGTGGCTCACCTGCACCGGGAAGATCTTGTCGCCCTCGCCGAAGGTCCGGGCGACGGCCAGCGCCGCCATGGCATCGTCGGACAGCGGCAGCACCGCCGCTCGGCGGGCCTTCTCAATGGGCATCAGGAGAACCCGGTTCTCTTGATCGATGTCGGGCCAGGTCAGCGCCCAGGCTTCCGACACCCGGAGCATCGTCGCCCAGAGGAAGCGGTACACGGCCGAGCGGTAGATCGCGGTGCTGCGGCCATCCGGGCGCCCGTGGACCTCAAGCCGGCGCAGCACGGCCGCGAGCTGCTCTGGGCGTAGGCCGTCGGCGCCCTTCCCTGGGCGCGGCCGGCGCGACCGCACGGCCTTGGCGACGTTGTGCTGGACCAGCCCGTGGGCGAGGCACCAGTCCAGGTAGGCCCCGATGTGGCTGCGCTTGTTCGCGGCGGTCTTGGCGCTTGATTGACTGTCCAGGAACGATTCGACCATCGGCCCGGTGATGTCGCCCGGCTGGGTGACGCCGTGCGCAAGCCACAGCGCCCGCACGGTTTGCGCAGACTTAGCCCTGTGGACCGGGCTGTAGTCCAGCGCTTCCATGCGCTTTTCCCAAAGTCGAATTGATTTGTCCACTCCGGCCCACCAAGGAAGTTTGCTAATTTACGACGATGCCAGATCTGTTGAGCACGGCGGAGGCGGCTCGCGAGCTGGGTATCGCCGTGCGAACGCTGCTTCACCGTGCGTCGGTGAAAGGAATCAAGGCGGAACGCCGAATCGGGAGTAACTACTTGTGGACCAGAGCCCAAGTAAAGGCGTTGTCCGTCGTCCGCCCGGTCGGCCGTCCGCGAAAAGGTCGCGTCTAAGAGTGATCAGACTGTAGCATTAATGTCGCGGGGGTGCTACATATTTATCCGGAGGAACTGAAGATGCAGGTCACCCAAGTCCAGCCCGACAGCTGGCAAGCAGACGTGGAAAACGGCCAGCGCTCAATCGACAGCCTGGGCAGCGCCTGCGCCTCGTTGTTGCTCTGGGCGTTGGCCTTCGTGATTCTCTACTTCGTGGTCCGCGAAGCAGTCACGCGTGGGATGCTGGCCGCCTGGAAAAAGCGGGACGAGCAGCGGTTCAAGGAAGCCGTCAAGGCTGAGCAAGCCGCCCAAGCAGCTTCCGCATCCAGGAAGGCGTCGCCGCGTTCAGAGCCGCCTGCTTCTGGTGGCAGCCGCAGCCAGGGTGCTTCCTGACGCCCACGGCCTTGAGCGCGCCCGCGACCACGTCGCCCAAGCCGGGATCTGCCGGCCGGTGCGCGGCCAGGCGGCGCCTGGAGAGCGGGACGTGACGCTCGGTCATACGCGCTCAAGCTCCCACATGACGCCGAAATAGATCCATTTCCCTGCCGTCTTGTTCTCGCAGGCGTATCGAAGGTCGGGCGCCAGGCAGCCGTAGCTGCGGACTTGCGCCTGCCCGTCTGCCGCCCCATCGTCGTACTCGTACACGGTCCCAGTGAGCGAGTCGGTGCTGATTCCAAAACCTCCGGCCTGCCCGCCGAAGTTTGGTGAGAACGATCCGCCCATGCAGTTCGCCGGCGCCGTCGAGCACGCCGAAGGAGTGGTTACGTTGGTGGCGCTCGCCGTGACCGGATCCGGCGGCCAAGCGAGGGTAGGGCTTTGCAGCAGCGACTGGGCCGTCAGGCGAAACCCGCGCCTGAAGGAAGTGATGTCTCCGGAGTGAAACGTTTCCTTGAGGTCGTTGAGCAGCGGTCCTTGCGGGTTCGAGTTGTTGATCCGCGATTCCCACGCTGCCAAGCCGGCGACCTGGTAGGACTCGAACTCGTCGCCGGCTGACCGGAGCTTCAGCTTCGCCTCGTTGTTCAGCCCAGTACCGATCAGGTATGGCCCTTGCGGAGGAATCGCGCTGGCCGCTGCGTTCCTGAGCGCAACCGACGGACTCAGGGCAATGCGCCGGCCGACAAGTTCGGCGGTGCCGTCTATTGCGAGCCGAAGGCCTTCCATGGTGTAGGCACCCAGCGCCCACTGGTGCTGAATGTTCCCGAGATCGTCCCGGACGATGCATTCCGCAGCGGTGATCTCGACCGTCCAGTTCGCGTACTGGGCGGCAGATCCATACACACCGATGGCATTGACGTCGTTCGTGTAGCGCGCCCGCTCCCAGAACCAGACGTAAAGCGCAAACGTGCTGGACGTGTCTTCCGCCCACGTGCAGCACGACTCGGGTCCGTTCCCTGTCGCGCTCGACACCATGTTCGGCACGGCAAGGTTCTGAAAACGCAGTCGGACGTGGGTGAAAAAGACTGTCAGCCCAGTGACGATGACGCCAGATCCGTCATCGAAGCGCCAGTTCGTCGATCCCGTCCAGTTTGCTTGGTCGAGGTAATCAAGCTCCACCTGCTGGTAGAACTCGGACTTGTATCCCCAAGACCGAGATCCGGGCGTCGCAAGGCAGTTGTTTGAGAAGTTGCACACATAGCAAGGTGCAGTCCCAAGGGTGCGGGCGCAGCCGCACTGGCATGATGCCGGAGGCGTCGGCGTCGGCGTCGTGCAGGTGGGAGGAGATGTCGAGCCTACGTCGGTGTACCAGAGCTCCTCGTACTCCGAACTGCACTCGTCGCGGACCATGGTGATCCGCAGCTTGTTCAGCGGCGGCTCTCCGCTACCGTCCTGGCAGCAGCACGGAAGTCCCCTCACTTCGACTTCCGGCAGTACCAGAACCCGCCCACGACGCCGCTCACCAGCAGCAGGACGGCGATGGCGATGGACGATGCGAATTCACTTGCGGCGAGCATTGGCGGGCTTCTTTCCCTTGGTGGTGCGGACGGTCAGGCCGAACGAGCAGCCGGCCCCGAACGAGCCGAGCAGCAGCGCGGCCAGCCAGATCATGTATTGATAGGGTTCCATCACTTCGTTCTCTGGTGGATGATGAATGCCACAGCGCCGAATACCGCTGCGCCGACGATGTACGACCCGTATCGCAAGGCCTCCACGAACGGATTCTCGTCATCCGAAACGTGGCCGAGGTGGTTGTGCACGGTGGCCGCGTGGACGTCGATCCGGTCCAGCGCGGCGCGGGCTTCGCCGAGGTGCTCCTTGGCGACCGCGACATCGGTGCGAACGTCTGATGCGGCCTCGCCGATGGCCGCGGTGTGCGACACGCAGCCGGCCAGCGTCAGCGCGAGGATGGCGACTGCGGCCTTCATGCCCAGACGCGCTTCGGGTTGACGGGGAAGACGAGGGCGTCCATGAGCGGCTCCAGCTGGTGCTCGGTGAGCTCCTGCCGGCTGCGGAGGTTCACGTGGTGCCCGGCGTCGATCACGGCCGGGACCAGCTCCTCGTCGCCGTCCATCACGGCCGGCTCGATGGTGATCGGCCCGATGTGATCGACCGAGTAGTCGGTGCTGAAGCCGTTGGGTATGCCGGCTACTTCGAGCAGGCCATCGGCCATGGCGCGGGTCGGGAAGCGGAGGCGATAGTCGTGCATCACGTTGTCACCGTCTGGAGGTTCGCGTCGGTCAGGGTGCCGCTGTAGAACTCGACCTTGCGGATGATGCAGTTGGCGTATTGCGAGAAGGTGCCCGGCACCCCGCTGCTGTCCGTGGCCTCGGCACCGAGCGTCACGAAGTCGGTGTTTCCGATGGTCAGGTTGTTCGTGTCGCTGACCGGGGTTGAGCCATTGATCGCAAACTTGCTCGTAGATCCGTTCCAGTAGTGGACGGCCTTCTGCACCCCGCTGCTGCCGATGGTGCCCGTGGAGGTGCTGCCCGATGACCAGAACGCCCGCGCCGCCGTGGTGCTGCTCGCTTCGATGCCGACCTGAGCGGTGGACGCATCGTCGGTGGACAGGATCGTCCCGGCCTGGCCCGGCGGGTAGAAGTGCACGACCAGGGCACCGGGGTCGCCCCACGACGTGATGGAGGAATCAAGGACGTGCGCGAGGTCGGCGCTGCGGGTGACGGACCCGGTGGTGGTGGCGATGTAAGACGTGGATGTCGCGGCTTCCTCGACCTGCGCACCCCAGACGAGGATGCTCTTTTCGTTGCCTGCCGTGACCGTGTACGCCGGGAACCCGCTGCTGTTTGTCGCGCCCGACGCCCACATCCCGATGCGGATTCTCACGCTGGTGCTGCCTGACGATCCGGTTCCCGTCACGGACACCCGGTACCAGCCGTTTCCGTAATCCTCGATCTTGTACGAGCCGCTGGGCGATCCTTGGGTGAAGTCTGCCTCAAACGCTCCCGTGCTGAGGTTGACGGCCACGGAGTACCCATGTGCCGTACCACCAGCAAACGTCACGCCGACCGCCGCATAGCCGCGGCCATTGGACGCGGCGTCCTTGACAAACACAGACACCGTGAATGTGCTGCTGGCAGTTGCGGTCATCGTTGAAGACCGCACGCTGTGAATTGTTGACGTGGAAGCGGATTCCGTAAACGTGTCGGCGGTCGAGGTGTTGTCTGGCGAGGTGCTTGATCCAGCGGTGATGGTCGCCAGTTGCTCTTCGATCCAATACGCATTGTCGAACGTCTCGCTGCGCTGGACAAGGTTCGTTCTGCTCTCCTCCACCAGCAGCCCGAGCCGGCTGCCGCTGCTGTTGTGGGTGAGGCGGGCAACGTCCGTGGACCCAGACGCGATGTAGCCCGAGGAGTCCACGTAGGTGCCGCTGCTGGCGCGGGTGAGCGTGTAGCCCGATGGGGTGCCGCTGCTGAACTCGAGGGACCAGGAGGGGGACAGGCTGCCGGCGGCGGTTGCCTGCGTGAACGCCTCACCGTCGTAGCTGCCCGTGCCAAAGCAATTGACTCCGCGGATGCGGAAGTCGTATGTCGTGCCGGCCGATAGCGAGGTGAAGGTGTAGAGCGAAGCCGGTGCCGACACGGTGACGGTTGTCCATGTAGTGCCGCCGTTGCTGCTGATGCCGACCTCGTAGCTGCTGGCCTCGTTTGGCGTGCTCGTCGCGTCCTCCCAGTTCAGGGTGATGGAGGAGCTGGTGACGCCCGACGATGTCAGGTCGTACGGAGGGTCGGGGGCATCGGTGGCGGTGCAGCTGCCGCCCGCGAGCATGGCCTTGCGCATGAACGATCCGATCATGATGGTCCCTCCTCTCCCTCGCCCTGCTCGCCCTCGCCTGGATTCCAGAAGAGGCCCGCGCAGCGGACGGGGTTGGGTCGGTCAAAGAAGCAGATCGCCTTGCCGGCACGGTCCATCGCCACCCAGGCGACGCACTTGGCCTGGAGGCCGGCAGTCGAGAATGCGCCGCCGTTCCAGTTGCTCCCGACGGGTCCGACGATGACCGACGGGTTGGTCGGGTCCATGCCGTCGAGGAACGTGGCGCTGTTGTGCCACTCCCGCAGGTTGTAGGCAGTGGTGTAGGTGAAGCGCGTGTCGTTCTTGTCCGGGACCATCGAGGATCCAGCAGCTCCTGGGCTGTCGGGAAGCCAGTGCTTTACCGAGTAGGTCCACCGCGAGGTTGCGCCCGTGATCACGGCTGCGCTCTGGAGCGTGATCAGCTCCTGCCACATGGCCTTCGGCTGGACCATCTGGCCGTGCGCCCACTCCATTGCCTCGGCGCGTGCCTGGACCGTCTCGGCGGCGTTCTGCCATCCTCCGGTGACGAACCGGTTGGCCTTGCCGAAGAGCCCTTGGTTGAACCTCGGGGTGTGGAAGGTCATGTGATCCTGTTCGGTCCGGCCTTGGTGAACTGCGTGGATACCGGTCCGGGCGTGGCCACGGATCCATACAGATCCGCAAACTCGGCCTTGTCCGGGTACGGCTGGAACCAGACCACCTTGTTGCTCTGCTGCTGGGCCTCGCCGGCGACGGTCGCGCCGATGGCAAGGATCGGCAGCCCGTTTGGGTACGAGACGGGCACCTGCTCGAGATGCCACCAGTCGTCGAACAGGAACGTGGCGCTGATGCGCCAGACCTCGCTGTCCAGTGTCGCGGTGATGCCGGTGCACAGGACGCTGCCGGCTGCCCAACCAAGGAACGCCGTGCTGTTGCGCTTGTTGATGAACGTGGTCAGGATTGTCGCCCAGGCGGGATCGTCTGCCGTTTGTGTCTGCGAGTCGGTCTTGGTGCGGTCCCTGATGTTCTCCACCACGACCTGCTGCTGGGCGACCTGGTAGCGGCGCGGGTTGCCGTTAATGTCCACCTTGGTTCCGCCGAGGTCGCCGGTGGGCGGCCACGAGACGTCGCCATTCGACGGGAAGAACGCGGTTCCGCTCTTCTGGCGGTACATGGCGACCGTGCGCGATCCGATCACGCGGGTCTGCTTCATGTACTCCTCGCCCCAGCTGTCCGTGGCGCTCCAGGGGAACTTCTCGGTTGTGTAGCGGGCTCGGACGATCCACGTGTAGGTGCGCTCGCGTACTGGCTCCACGGTCACCGATCTACAGATCAGCTGCTTGAGCCACGGGTCCGCGACCGTGTTGACCGTGTGGACACCGGCTTCGAGCCGCTGCTGCGGCCTGACTGGCAGGTTCGAGGCCAGCTGCCCGTCGCCTGGGTACGGATCTGGTTGCTGGTTCGGGTTGGACTCCCAGCCGGTGACCCAGACGCGCTCCAGCACTTGCTCGCCCCAGCGGTCGGAGAACGACCACACGCGGCTTTCGGCCCGCTCGATGGAAGTCCATGTGCCCATCAGTTGCCGCCCAGCTTTCGGTCGATAGATTGGAGGTGCCGGTTGTTGGCAGCCATGTTTGGGTCGTAGGGCATCCCCTGCGCGGAGCCTCGTCCTCCGTCAAGGTCCGAGCCGGTCATCCCGCCGAAATAGAACTGCGGGACTCCGAGGGAACTTTCCATTGCCCCAAAGACGCTCGGTTGATTGACGGCAAGCGGATCGTTCCAGTTGGCTACAAACTGGTCCTTTGCGGCCGTGAACGAGCTGGCGATCGCGGCAAAGAAGGTGTCCCAGGCAGCGGCGCCCGCGCCAATGTCGGTGCTCGCTGCGATGCGCGCCGCCCGGTCGCGCATGGACTTCTCTTCGCGTTGCGCCATCGCAGCGGACGCCGGACCCATGGCCCGGCCGATCTGCGCGTCCGTCTGGAACTGCGCGCTCATGCGGCTGCTCTCGGCCGCTGCGCCCTCGCGTGAGTACTGGCGGCCGAGCTTGTCCAGCCTGTCCACGTGCTCGTTTATGGCGTTGATGATCCCCGACAGCGCGCTGAAAGCCGTCTGGATCGTGCTGATGCCGGCCATGATCCCGGTGGCCATGGCCGTGCTGCGGGCCGTGCGGTTGAGCTTGTCGAGCTCCCGGTTCGTGGCCGCAACCCCTCGGGCGACGCCCTTGGAGTCCATGTCCACCTGGATGGATGCCTTCAAGGTCTTGTCAGCCATGTCGCACCCACTGGAAGAGCTGGTGCGGGCGCTTGCCGGTCAGCGCGCAGGCGATGACCACCAGCGCGTTCTCCATGCGCTCCTGGGTGGTCAGTTCCTTGGCGAGTCCTGCGGCCATGGTCATCCGTTGCTCGGGGCTTGCGATGCGCCAGAGCCTTCGCTCGGCGCGTCCGTAGGGCGTTGCCTGTTCACCTCCTCAAGCAGGCGCCCGGCGATGTCGGCGCGCAGCTGGCCGGCCTGCTCGGGATCCGCAAGCAGCGGGGAGCCGTCCTGGCAGGTGATGCAGGCCACCCACCAATACGGGTTGGTCGAAGCCTGCTGCACGTCCGCGAGCGTGGGTTCGCGGAACGTGAGCAGGCCGAGCTCGGGGATGTCAACCGAGCGGGTCCGGGCGGTGAACTTGGAAAGGTCGAGCGGCATTGATTACGGAGTGGTAGACGTTGCTGGCCCCTGCTCTTCCCATGACAGTTCCCAGGTTCCTGCGCCCGTTCCATCGTCCGTGAACGAGGCCGAGGTAATGTGAATGTTCATGGCCGGTTGGTTCGCCCCAATGCGTCCGTAAGTTCCAGGGATCACGTTGTTCGTCGCGGTGTTGCTGGCGCCATTCTCGACGTACTTCAGCGTGAGGCTCGCGCCGGTCGCGGCGGCGAGGTTGTGCGGGTGCAGGTGGGCGTGCAACGGCTTGTCCACGTTGGTGTCCTGCCTGAAGATCGTCAGCGTGCCGAACCGACGCATCCGACCTGGCACCCGCTGCTCCCACCAGTCGCCGATGGTGGTCACGTCAAGGGAAGCGCGCTCCCAGTTCATCGTGACCGAGCGGACCTTCACGGTCGTTCCCTGTCCGCTGGTGTCGTTTCCGCTGAAGGTCAGCGTGCCGCCGAAAGTTGGAATGAGTCCCATGGTCAGAGTCCTTGTATGGTCAGGGTCAGGGTGCAGACGCGCTCGTCGCCTGGCGAGCCGTCCGTGTTGGATTCCGTCCGGAACGCGGCCGTGGCGTCCGTGCAGACGATGTTCGCCGTGCCGGTGTGCGTCTCGACGCCGTTGAGCTGGCCGCAGATCTTGTCGGCCTCCTGGGCGACGGCGAGGGTCGTGTCTCCGTAGATGTTGACCTCGACGGTCACCACCCAGAGGCCGGAATCGGTGCCCGGCATCGCACGCGACGCCTGCGCGGAGGTGATCTCCCAGACCACGGCCGGGCAGAGCGTGGTCGGCCGCCTCATGCCGACCGCGACCGCGTTGGTGGTCGCGAGCGCGAGGTGGTGCTGCACGGCCTTGCAGACCGTCTCCAGGCTCATGGCTTGCCCTCCAGGAGCTTGCGGGCCTCGCGCATCGTCTCGGATGCCAGGGCGTCCATGGCGCTCTGGATGCTTGCCTGCGCCCAACGCAACGAACGAAACGCGCCTGGGATGGTCTTGGCCGACCCGGCCTTGCGCATCTCGTTCTTCTTGCGCGACGTGTAATCGTGCAGGTCTGGGAACATGGCCCGCGCCTCGCCATACATCGCGTACATCGCCCCGCTCCGGGCGCGCCTGGAGGCGATGCTGTTGCCGGGGTTCGCCTTAAAGATCTCGGTGCGGCGCAGCTTGACGAACTCGCGCCGCGAGTCTCGCTGCTGCACCAGGTGCGCCGGGGTGGATGAGTAGAACTTGCTGCCCTTGCCGTAGTGGCGGTAGCCCAGCTCCAGCAGGTGATAGACGCGCTGTCGGCCCTTGGCCTTGGCGCCGCCCTTGGTGCCGTAGCGAATGCCGATCTGGGAGCGGATCGGGGCGGTCGGGCCGCCACCCATCCGGCGCACGTCCAGCTGCGCCGCGGAGGCGATGGCCTTCCGGTGGGTCGGCTTGCCCCGGTAGGTTGCCGCGCGCCAGATGTTCGCCAGCTGCTTCACGAATGGGCGCAGCGCCTTCCTGGCGCCCTTCTTGCGGGCTCGCTCGTTCAGCTTCTCGGGCAGCTTCGCGAGCATGGCGCGCAATGCCTTGTCATCCACCGTGACCCTCATGGCGGTGGTGCTCACAGGACCACCTCCACGGCTTCGATGGTGAGCGTCCGCCGGCGCTGGTCCTTGTCCGTGCAGCTGCGCACGTTCAGGGTGCGATTTGTTCCGTTGTCCGTCCACACGAACCGGCTACGCGTGGTGATGGACGCCGTCCACGGGCAGAGGATGCGGTAGGAGGTCTGGATGGCCGGGCCGCCGTCATCCACCGTCTCGGTGGTATCCATCTGCTCGATGTAGATGGGAAAGACCTTGAGGCCCGCCGCGATAGACCAAGTTTCGGTCCACTGGCCAAGCGCGTCGGTGCCCTGCGTCGGGTTCTGGACCTCCGCGACGAGCCGCATCATGCCGTGGGGGACGTGGGCCATGTCAGCCGATGCCCTTCCCCATCATGGCGCACACGTTGTCCCAGAAGTCGGCCTTGAGCGGCACCGTGTCATCGCCGCGCCCGGCGTTCAGCTGCGTGACGCGCTGGAGGACCGCCATCTTGAGCAATGGGTGCAGGGTGTTGTTCCCGGCCGAGACGGTCAGGACCAGCGGGTATGCGAGGTTCGCGACGCCCGTGAGGTTCGCGTAATGGAGTCCGTTGATGGTGACGAGCGAGAGCGTCACCGTCGCGGTCAGAGTGTCCACGCAGGTGCAGGCCGTGGCCGGCTGGCGCTCCAGGCGCACCAGCTTCGTGATGCCCTTGGGCTCCTCCACGACGTACTGCGTGCGCGTGACCGGGTCCAGGCACCAGCCCGTCCGCTCCTCCAGCTCGGAGACAGCGGCGTTGTAGGCGTCCTGTAGGTACGCATCGTCCCCCGTGTGGAAGACGCGCGCCGAGTCCTTGAGGGTGGACAGGTTGATCGGCATTCAGGCTCCTGGACGCAAAGGGGGCGGGCGGGGAGAATTGCCCGCCCCCTTGCGCTTCCGGGGGACTTGCGTCAGGTGAGCGTGATGCGCAGGGCGGCGACCGCCTTCGGGCGCGTGATCTTCGAGTTGGCGAAGACCATCGCCTGGAACTTGATGAGTCCGGGCGTGGTCACGTCATCGCGGAACATGGAGATGCCGCCCCACTCGCGCACCGCAAACGCCTCGCGGACGTTGGCGAACATGAGCGGGATGGAGGTGGTCACGGCCGCCGTCTGGCGTCCGGGCGCGTAGGGCGCGATGTAGACCGGGCGGCCCATGAGAGTCATGGGCGCCTGGTTCTCCATCACCTGCACGTCGCTGCTGGGGATGAAGAGCGGGAGGTTGTTCGCCGTGATGCCGCTGGCGATCTGGTAGTACGCGTCCTGGCTCATCACCCAGGCGGCCTCGTTCCAGTACTCGGCGGGGAGGGTCTTGTAGCGCAGCTCCTGGAGACGGGCCAGCGTGAAGGCGCCGTCCCAGCCGGTGCCGCTGCCGTGGGCGGCGGTGACCGTCAGGCCGCCAAAGTTGGCGTTCTGGAGGAACAGCCCGGTGGGCTGGTCGCTGCCGGTGCCGACCGTGTAGCCGCTCTCGATGCCGCGGGCGATCTTGCGCTGAAGGTCGTTGATCACCTCGGCCTCGATGTCGAAGTTCGCCTGCCGCACGGCCCACTGCGTGACCTCGGACTTCGGGAGGCCGCCGACGGGGTTGAGGTTGACCTCGGCCCACGCGCCATCAAGGGCGGTCTGCGTCTTGTTGGACTCGGTGGTCCAGAAGGCGCTGACCGCGTCGCTGGTGAAGAGCGTGTTGACGCGCACCGTCACCGAGCCCTGCACGCCCGTGCGGATGTCCGCCAGGTTACGCACCACGGTGTTGCGCTCCATGTACTTCAGGATGCCGGCCTCGTAGATCTTGGGCACCAGCACGCCCGAGGAGCTGCCCGTCGTGATGTCGCGGAACTCGTTGAGCCCGCGCGACTCGGGGGCGCGCCCGCCGCGGCACCAGTCGATCCACTGGTCGCGGTACTCGTTGGACGCCGTCCACTCGAACGAGCGCTTCTCGTTCTCCTGGCTGGCCTTCTCGACGGCGGCGAAGGACGCGAAGCGCTCGCGGAGCTGCGAGGCACCGATGTGCTTCTGCATCTCCTCGATGTCCCGCTTCAGCGGCTCCAGCTTGTCCATGAGCTCTGAGCCGCGGGCCTCCTGCTCGGGGGAGAGCTGGTCGTTTGCGAGGAGCTGGTTGAGCTCCGAGTTCAGCGCATCGCGCTGCTCGATCATGTCGGCGCGCTTCTTGAACAGGTCGGTGGTCTTCATGTGAGGGCCCTCAAACGCAGACGAAGCCTCGCGAGAGCGGGGCTGTAGGTGCGTGCTTCGGCGCTTGTCTGCGGGTACGCGCCTGATTCGACGATGGAAACCTCGCGCAGGTCCACCTGCGTGAGGGTGCGTTCGGAGCCCTTCCAGGCGTCCGAGCGGACTACGAAACCGAACGACATCTCGGAAAGGACGCCGGAATCGACCAGGGCGTACACGTCCTTCGCCCGCTGGGTATCCGGCAGTTGGACATCGAAGGCCAGGCCGCGCTCGTCCGACGCGAGCTTCAGGCGCTGGCTCTTCG